GAGCAAGGCCCGTATCAGCATCAGCAGAAGCAGGAAATATAAAAATAGTTAAAGGAAGTTGGAACGAGGACTTTTTAGATGAGATAGAAGCATTTCCACAAGGAGATCATGATGACCAGGTTGATGCAGTGAGTGGAGCATTTGGAAAGTTGGGACCGGTTGAACCTGTTGAAGAAACTAAAAAGATTGTTTATGACGCGATGTCTGAAATAGACATTGATTTTTAGAGGGGAGATATGACGGGAATTTATGAAATTGAAAATTTGATGAATGGAAATTTCTACATCGGTTCGGCTGTTAATATCGATAAGCGGTGGGGACAGCATCGTAGTGATCTTAGAAAAGGAAAACATACTAATAAACATTTGCAAAGTGCCTTTAATAAATACGGTGAGAATGCTTTTAAATTTATGATTTTAGAAGTTGTGCTTTTTCCTGAAGGTTTAATTCCTTTAGAACAAAAATACTTAGATGAGCTAAAGCCTGAATATAATATTTCACCTACTGCTGGGAGCTTATTAGGAATGAAATGTACTGATGAGCATAAAAGAAAAATCGGTATGGCAAATAGGGGGAATATTCCTTGGGATAAAGGGGAAAAGCGCTCCGAAGTAACAAAAAAGAAAATGAGTTTAGCAAGGAAAGGTAAAATGTTGGGAAGTCATCCTTCTGAAGAAACTAAGAAAAAGATGAGAGAAGCACATAAAGGAAAACCTTCTCTTATGAAAGGAAAGCATTACCCTAAAATGAGTGAAGCACTTAAAAAATATTGGAAACAACGAAGGAGTTTGAATGAAAGAGAAAGATAAAGTTAAAGTAGAAACTGAGCTTGAAGAAATCCTGAAAGAATCATATAAATCAATCGAAGACATTTTTTCTTCAGAGGATAAGGGTTGGATAAATCTTTCTAAGCTATCTCAGAAGGCTGAATTTACCGTCTCACAAAAGAAAGATATAATCCTGCGCTCCAGATTTTATGGGTCGATTGATCCATTAACTGTGCAGGCTTTAAGATTATGGAGTGATTATTCTCTTGGTTCAGGCCTGATTCTTAAAGTTGATGATAAACAAACAAAGACAAAGGAGATTTTAGACAGTTTTTGGACTGCTCGTATAAATAAACCAGTGCTATCCTGTAAAGGGCAGCGACAAAATTCTTATAAATTACTCATAGATGGCAGTATTTACTTTGCTTTATTTTTAGGTCCTGAAGGAAAAGTAACGATTAGAAGGATTGATCCTTTAGAGATAACCGAAATCATTACTAACCCAGATGACTTGGAAGACGTGAGATATTATAAGCGGCAATGGATTAATTCGCAAGGACAAGTAAAAGAAGGTTACTATAGATCCTGGCAGAACATAAAAGATGAAAGTACTCCAGACATGTATGGTACAGCGAGAACGTCAGATCAAGAGGCTGTAATATATCACATTGAGCGTGAGCCTGATGGCCTACCATTGATTTTACCTGCTATGGATTGGATCAAACTCTTTAGGCAGTTCTTAGCTTCCAGGGTAGCAATCATATTAGCCTTAGCTCGGTTTGCTTGGAAGACAAAGGCAACGGGCGGAAGTAAGGCAGTAGCAGGAATAAAAGCTCAAGTAGATCAAACGAAGCCAGATGCTGGTAGTTGGTTGATTGAAAATATGGGTTCAGATACTCAACCTATTAAAACAGATACCGGTGCCTCGGGAGCTTACCAGGATGGGCGAATGCTTAAGTTGCAAATTTGTGCTGCCTTTGGAATAACGGAACAGTACTTTGGAGATATCAGTATTGGCAGTTTAGCGACAGCACAGACCGTTGAACTTCCAATGGTTAAGATGTTTAATTCTTATCAGACACTTTGGCTTGAAGCATACAAGGACATTTCAGATATAGTATTGGAATACAACAACATAGCAGAAGCAGATAGGATTTTTGATTTTGACCTACCAGCAATAACACCTGAGGAAGCCGCAGGAATAGCTGCAAATATAGCGGCATTGATTCCTGTTATCCCAAGTCTAGCAACTTCACAAGATGTCTTACAGCAAGCGTTAATGTCCATCGGAGTTCAAGACATAGCTCAAGCTATTGAAAGACTAGAAAAGACCACGGAAAGTAATCCAAATGTTGCTCTCATCAAGGCACTTCAAAGTTTTAAGGAGACATTAAAATGATTAAGTATTTTAAAAGAAAGAGAGCAATCTCAACAGATTTAACTTTTGAAGAGCAAAATCCTATTGATTATTTATACCGTAACCTTAAAGTTATTAGATGGCTAGAGAAAGAAGACAAAGTTAAAGAAGGAAAAAGAATAATTGGAGTAAAAAATGATTAAGTGTAAAAAATGTAACGGACTTGGTTATCTCGAATTTGAGCATGGACTTATCCAGCTTATTTGTGATAAGTGCAAAGGAACAGGAGAGGAAGATGACGGTGGAAACGGAGATCAACGGGATACTGGGAAAGCTACAGGACGAGATCCCGTGCAATCCAAACGCAAAGCAAAACATAAAGCTCGCTGATCGAATGGAAAAGGATTTAGTTGATTATTTTAATGCTATGAGTAAGGCTTTTCCCTATCAAGATTTGGAGAAGATTTACTCTAAAAATATAAAAGAATCGATTGAAGGGGATGCTGGTAAGGTGTTGGATCCTATCTTAAAAATATTGAATGTTGGGCTTGAAACAAAGATAATTGGACACTTAACAACCACCTATGTTGCTGGTTCCGCTCAGATGATGAAATATGGGGGACTTGCCTTTGAGGGAATACCAAGCACTAAGGCAATTACCTGGGCAGAAAAGCACGCTGCCAAATTGGTAACTGAGATGGATGAAGAAACAAAAAACCGCTTAGCTAAAGTCATTAGTGATGGAATAGCAAACAAACGAGGCGTGGCTGGTATTGGTCGAGATATAAGAAAAGAAATACAGGATATGAGCGTAAACAGGGGAAAGTTAATTGCAAAAACTGAGACGGCGACCGCTTTAGGGCAGGCCTTTGAGGACAATGGTGAAGAGATGGGAATTGATGGTAAGGAATGGGTAACGGCTGGTGATGACAGAGTTTCTGATGGTTGCCGAGAAAATGAAGCGGCTGGAGTAATTCCCTTTCATCAAGCATTTCCAAGTGGTGATATGACCCCCCCACGATTTCCTGGATGCCGATGTAGCTGTGCACCAGCAAAATTAAATAAATAAATTTTAGGAGGCAAATATGCCATATAAAAAAATAAGTGAACTGCCGCCACCGGTTAAGGATAATCTCCCAACTGATGCTCAGGATATATTTCTTGCTACTTATAATTCTGCCTATGAGCAACATGGCAAAGAGAAGGATGCAGAGATAACGTGTAACTCTATTGCTTGGGCAGCAGTTAAGAATAAGTATAAGAAAGACCCTAAAGGTAACTGGGTTGCCAAGGAGGCAAATATGAAAACACAAGAAGCTGCTTATCCGTGGGATCAATGCATAGCAGACCAAATGGCTCGTTATGGGGATGAAGAAACTGCTAAGAAAGTCTGTGGAAAGATCAAGGCTCTGTATGGGTCTGTCCCTCGGGCAGAGATAGGAAAATATCTGTCTAATATAGAGGAAAAACTTGGCATCAAAGCCAAAGAGGCAAATATGACTGGTGAATTAAGTGATAAGAATCTTGAATCCTTGCAGACTGTATATTCTAATATAATTCAAGAGGTTGGAAAACGAAATGCTACTGCCGATGCTGGAAGACTTAAGAAAATCATAGAGATGTGCCAGGAGTTATTGTCCGATGAATTTGACATCACGGTTAATCCAAAGAAGATAACAGAGACATTGACAGAGGCAAATGCGGTTTTAGTCTGGTTAAAAGAGCAGGCTATAATGAAAACTGAAGATGGCGTTAAGTTTCCTGCGGAGGCTTATGCTTATGTACCATGTAAAGAAGAGTCATCTGAATGGAAATTGAGACTATGGGAAGATCCTACTAAAAAGATAACTAGAATGCAATTAGGCAAAGCAGCAGCTGCTTTAAGTCCTGGCGGTCTTAGAGGACAAAAAGTAGCAATACCTTCTGCTGATCTAACAGAGGTAAAGAGAACAATCCGCTCTGAGTACAAGAATTTAGATGTTAAAGATGAAGACATTCCCAAATGGGTTAAAGAAGTTGAGAAGAGAGAAGAATTAACGAGCTATGTTTCATTGTCAGAAGCTAAACTGGACAAAGGTATTGCTACGGTGACAATTATCAAGTCTGGTTTTAATGAAGGTAATGGGAGATATTACCCGGCTGAGGTATTAAAACGAGATTATAAAGTATTTGAAGGTGCAAAAATGTATGCTGATCATCCCACCCCGGCTGAAGATAAAGCACGGCCTGAAAGATCTATCAGGGACTGGGTGGGAACTTTAAATAACGTTGAAGTTAAAGAAGATGGAACTATTATTGGCAAGGCCACGATAGTTGAACCCTGGCTGCAGGCGAAGTTAGCGAGATTGCGAGATTCAGAGATGCTTTCAGAGATGGGCATTTCAATCAATGCAATTGGCTCAGCTTCCGATGCTGAGATTGAGGGTATCAAGACGAAGTTAGTGGAGAAACTAATAAAGGCAAGGTCAGTTGATTTTGTTACTGAACCAGGTGCTGGCGGTTCAGTAGAATTTTATGAATCAGAAAGAGTAAACATAGACCTGATAGAGATTAACCAGCTTAAAGAATTAAGACCAGATTTAGTTGAAGTTATTAAAACTGAGACTAAAACTGAATTAACCAGGGAGGTTAAAAGAACTATGGAAATGGAAGAGAAAGTAAAAGAATTAGAAGGGCAAATTACAACCTTAACTACAGAGCGTGATGAACTCAAGACCAAGATGGAAGAAGCGGCA